GCAAACCTTGCGGAGTTCATGGACGACAGCGAGCTGCAGAGCCTGTCTTCTGATTTGCTGGATGATTTCGACAATGACGGTGCGTCGAGAAAAGAGTGGGAAGAGACCTACAAAGCAGGGTTAGACCTACTGGGTATCAAGATCGAGGATCGGTCTGAGCCTTGGGATGGTGCTTGTGGTGTGTTCCACCCGATGCTGACGGAGGCAGCGATACGCTTCCAGTCGGAGATGATATCGGAGACGTTCCCGGCACAAGGCCCTGTCAAAGCGCGGATCATTGGTAAAACCGACCGGGAGCCGGAGCGGGCGGCAGCGCGGGTTGTTGCTGATATGAACTATCAGCTCACCGAGAAAATGGTTGAGTTCAGGCCAGAGCACGAGAAAATGCTGTGGTCCCTGTCTTTGGCCGGTGCCAGCTTCAAGAAAGTGTATTTCGACCCGTCGATCAATCGTCAGGTCAGTATGTTCGTGCCAGCAGAGGACATTTACCTCTCATATGGCGCCTCTAACGCCAACAATGCAGAGCGCATCACCCACTTGATGCGGAAGACCAAGAATGAGGTCAAAAAGCTGCAATATGCGGGGTTTTATAGGGACGTAGACCTCCAGACACCCACTAAAAGTGTCACTGAAATTCAGCGTAGAAAGGACGAAGATGCTGGGTTTAGCGCGATTAAAGATGACCGGTACCAGCTCCTTGAGATGCAGGTTGAGTTAAATCTGCCGGGATTTGAGGATATTGACCCCGAGACGGGGGAAGAAACAGGGATCGCGCTTCCTTACGTCGTTACGCTTGAGAAGAGTAGCGGTGAGATTCTTGCCATTCGTAGGAACTACGAGGAGAACGACGAACTCAAACAGCCACGTCAGCACATCGTGCAGTACACCTACATCCCGAATGACTCAGGGCCGTATGGTTATGGTCTGATCCACCTGATCGGTGGGTTCACCAAGGGCGCGACTTCGATTTTGCGGCAGCTCGTTGATGCGGGCACGCTCTCAAATCTTCCGGGTGGGTTTAAGACCAAAGGTCTACGTGTCAAAGGAGATGACACCCCCATCATGCCGGGAGAATTCCGAGACGTAGATGTAGCGTCGGGCACTATGCGCGACAACATCATGCCGCTCCCTTATAAGGAGCCCTCTGCAACGCTGTATCAGCTCTTGCAGAACATTGTTGAAGAAGGCCGCAGGCTTGCAGCCGTGGCCGATGTTGATTTCAACAAGATCCAAGGCGAGGCTCCGGTAGGTACAACGCTGGCAATCCTTGAGCGCACGCTTAAGGTAATGAGTGCTGTACAGGCCCGCGTCCATGCAAGCATGGCGCAGGAGTTCAAGCTGATAGCTGCGCTGATCAGAGACTACACGGCACCGACATACGCCTACATCCCTGACGACCACGCAGGTGCTGCGGCTAAGAAAGAAGACTACGAGAAGACGGACATCATCCCCGTCTCAGATCCCAACGCGACCACGATGGCGCAACGGATCATCCAGTATCAGGCCGCAGTACAGCTCGCACAACACACCCCGCAGATCTACAACCTCCCCCTGCTTCATAGACAGATGCTTGAGGTGATGGGCATTAAGGACGCAGATAAGATCGTGGAGACGCAGGAGGACTTCCTGCCGACAGATCCGGTGACCGAGAACATGCAGATGATCAAGATGAAGGGCGCCAAAGCCTTTATCGATCAGAACCATGACGCTCACATTGCTGTCCACAATGCCTTCCTACAGAACCCGCAGATCGCCGCGCAGATGGGCCAAAACCCTCAAGCGCAGGCCATTATGCAGGCATTCCAAGCGCATATTGCAGAACACGTAGGGTTTGCTTATCGCAAACAGATCGAAGTGGCTCTGGGTGTACCGCTGCCTCCGCCGGACGAAGAGATGTCTCCAGAAATGGAAGCACAGGTCGCTCCGCTCCTTGCACAGGCCGCACAGCAGGTGCTTACTCAGGCACAACAAGTCGCGCAGCAACAAGCCGCACAGGCCCAAGCGCAAGATCCCGTGTTCCAGCAACAGCAGATGGAGCTGCAGCTTAAGCAGAAAGAGCTGGATGACAAGAAACAGATCGAGCTTGCCAAGATCCAGAAGGACCTCATCATCGCAGGCAAAGACAACGAGACCAAGCTGCAGGTGCAGGAGCTGAAAGACCACGCCGCAGGCATCCAGATGGGCTTCAATGCGGTCAAGGACTCACTCAATAAAAACGCTGAGCGTGAATACGGCAGCGCCGAGAAAGATAAAGACAGGCAATTTACGCAATCAAGGGAGAGAGGTGAATGACAGAGCTCGATATCATCGAAGAAAAATTACAAGACGCGCTGGCTATTCGTGAAGAGGCGCTCATCAAGGGGTCTGTATGCTCGTGGGAAGAGTTTAAGTACCTCACCGGTGTAGTTGCTGGCCTCAAGGGAGCGCTTGAGGCGGTACAGGATCTGAAGAGGCAGATCGAAGAGAATTAATAAAAGTCGCGGTGGGTTACTGGGCTACCGCCGCGCAATCCCTATCTAGCCCTGCTATGGAGTATTTATGTCTTCTACAGCGATTGATGCTGATAAAACTCAAGAAGCCGCTGCAAACCTTGCAGATCGTGTCCCGGTACCCGTAGGGTACAAAATGTTGATTATTAAACCTGAGATCGAGGAAAAGTCAGAAGGCGGCATTGTGTACGCCGATGCAACTCGAAAGAAGGAAGAACAAGGCGCGGTTGTTGGGTTTGTCATGCGTCAGGGTCCCATGTGCTACAAGGACGAAACCAAGTTCCCCACAGGACCGTGGTGCAAAGAGGGCGATTTTGTCCTTCTCAGGGCTTATTCTGGCTCGCGATTTAGCGCAGACGGCAAAGAGTTCATCATCGTCAATGACGATCAGATCGAAGGTGTTGTTGCTGATCCTCGTGGTATTAACCGCGCTTACTAACAGGTGACGTATGGCTGAAGTAAATTATGAAGACAACGACTTCGCAAACGACGAAGAAGTTTTTGTTGTTGGGTCTAACAAAGACAAACCGAAAGACGATATAGAAATCGACGTTGTTGATGACACGCCACCTGAAGATAAAGGTCGCGCACCGCTAAAGCCTGAGGCTAAGGTGGAGGAAGAACAAGAAGAGGAGATGGATAAATACTCCGAATCTGTTCAGAAAAGGATGAACCAGTTGACGCACCGTTATCACGACGAGCGTCGAGCTAAAGAGGCGCTGGAGCGACAAAATCAGGAAGCAATTCAGCTTGCACAGGCCATCCTTGCCGAGAATGAGCGCCTACAGAAGGCGTATCAGGAAGGCAGTCAGGACTATCTGAAACAGGTCCAGTACAAGATCGACTATGCGCAGAAGCTGGCTGATGACAAATTCCGCAAAGCCTATGAAGCAGGTGATACGGAAGGCCTGCTGGAAGCACAAAAGCTAAGAGATGACATTGCGCTTGAAAGAGCGCGACTTGAAAACTTTAATTTTGCGCCCCCTGTACAAACTGCAAACGCGAATACTCCTTTACAAAGTCAAAAGCAGGATGTATATAGTGAACTAACTGTAGAGCCAAAGCGCCCACAGGCACCCCAACGCGACCCGAAAGCAGAGGACTGGGCTGCTAAAAACCCGTGGTTTGGTGCCGATGAGGAAATGACCTCTCTCGCTTATGGCCTGCACTCGAAGCTAGTCAAATCTGGAATCGATCCTACGTCGGATGAGTACTACGCCACCATCGACAAAAGGATGCGCGACGTTTTCCCCGACTACTTCGGCAAACCAAAAGAAAAGCCAAAGGCTTCGTCACCCGTTGCACCTGCTGGGCGTACTAAAGCAGGTAACAAAATGACGCTTACTGCTACGCAAGTAGCACTTGCAAAAAAACTCGGTGTGTCTTTGGAAGCATACGCAAAGCACGCTGCAAAATTACAGGAGCAGGCTAATGGCTAATGTACAGGTAGATCGGACTCGTCGGACTGAAACTACTCGTGAAAACGAGGTTCGCCAACAGTCATGGAAACCAGCGCATGACCTTCCCGTTCCTGACCCGATTGATGGGTACGGTTTTCGTTGGATTCGTGTAGCGAATATGGGCGTCCCTGATCCCGCAAACATGGCTAAGGCCAGACGCGAAGGTTGGGTACCCTGTAAAGCATCGGACCATCCTGAGATCAGCGGCGATTTCGCTGCATTTGGGTTGGCTCCGTCTTCGGATCTCATCGAGATTGGCGGTCTTGTCTTGTGCAAAGCGTCAATTGAGATGATTCGGGCTCGTGATGCGTACTACTCGGATTTCACGCAGAAACAAGCGCAGTCAGTTGATAACAACTTTATGCGCGAAAACGACCCCAGAATGCCTCTCTTTAAGGAGAGTCGTTCAAAAGTAACATTTGGTAGCGGTTCCTAAGAAATTAGGGGCCGTTGATTAACTTTTAGGAGTTATTTATGGCATACCCTGCTGGCCTCGGCCCCTACGGCTTCGCGCCGTACAATTTGGAGGGCGGTCGTGTTTATGCTGGAGCCACTCGGAAACTTCCGATTGCTTCTGGCTATGCACAGAACATTGGTTATGGGGATCTCGTGATCCTTCAGGCTGATGGGACTATCGCTCGTCTTGACACTTCAACCGGATCAAAGACCGCTTTTGCATCTTCTCCGATTGGTGTTTTCCTCGGTTGCAGCTACTCTCAGGACTCTGGCCTGAAGTACTCTCTGTGGAGTCAGTCTTGGACCTCTGGCACGACTGCTACTGACGCTTATGCTGTCATCGCAGACGATCCGAACGTCCTGTTTAAGGTTCTGGTTACCAACGCTGGTACCGCGTACACCGCTTCTGGTGCTACCGCTGCTGATGTTGGCGCTAACCTTGG